GAAATAGGTAAAACTTATACTTTAAAAGCAAATGTTGTCACTACTGACGAAAGACAAAGCGGACAAACTAGCGTTTATCCATACTACCCTAACGGAACAAGAGATACGGTAGATATTAAAGACGGTAAAATCACTTATACATTTATAGCAGAAGCCGAAAGTACACAGTTTCTGATTTATAAAGATGTAGCCGGTCAATCTAACGTTGATCTAAACGTAACGATCGAAAAAGCTATCCTAGTTGAAGGCGATAAAGTTACAGGTTGGGCGCCAGCTAATGAAGATGTTAAAAAAGATATACAACAAGCTGAAGCAAACGCTAAAAATTATACAGATGAGTATAAACGTTCTAATGATGTAGCCATGACTAAACTTGAAACATCAATCACTCAAAATGGCGATAAAATAGCATTAAAAGTTGACGAACAAAAGTTCAACGCTAGTCGTAAAACATTATCTCAAGTGATTTCAGAAATATCAGCCACAACTAAAGGGATAAATTTAAGTTACGATGAAAATGGTAATATTCAATCTTACACAATGGATAGAAACGGCATTCAACTTAGGGGCGATAAGGTAGATATTACAGTCAATAAAGACTTCAACGTTATGGCAAGTAGAGTTGATGATAAAGTTGGTAAGAACGAAATTATTAATCGTTTAAATTTAAGTCCAGAAGGTTTAGACATTAATATGAATAACATTGGTATTCGTGGTGGGGATAATATTGACTATATAGATATTAGAAACAATTCTATCCTTTCTTATGGTTCTTTCACACGTACTTGGGCAAACGAAACTGATACAGCTAATTTACGTTTAGGTATTCAAGGCGGTACTGTAAAAGTACAAAATAGAACAACTGGATATAATCTATATTTAACTGAAAAAGGCTTATCTACCATGCTCGCAGGTGCAGGAGATGAAACAGCAGGTACATTAGAATTCCACTCTAAAAAATATAATGATACTTCTCGTGGTGTACGACTTCACTCAACTTATGGTGCAGTAGCATTAGAAAGTGATTACAGTCGTATTATTTTAAATGCAAACTTAACTGTAAATATCGAAAGTAACTATGGTATTTACTTTAGACCTTATCGTGATAACCGAACTGGAAACAATGAATTTGCTATGTATGTAAAACAAAATGATAGTGGTGCATACACAGACGGTGTTCTTAAATACGGTAATGTTTCAAGTGATACGTCACAATATGGTTCAGGAATAAGATTTAGTAAAAGTTCTATTAACAGTACAATTTATGCTACCAATAAAGATGGTGATATTGGGACAGGTCATTTCTTTGCGGATAAATTATATGGAGATTTAACTGCTAAAGGAAGTAATGCTTATATTTTAGTAGATGACGCATTACGTATAACCGATAAAAAAGGTTACAACAACGGCAATGTGAAATATAAAGATTTACAATGCTTAGATGTACAAGCGAACTCTATAAGAGTTAATACTGCTAAAGATTTCTATATCGGCGTATCTACAAACGAATTACGTGTTACAAACAACTTATTCTGGAACGGTGGCGATACTGGTTACAAACCAGTTAGAGCATCAGCCTTCAACAACGCATCACTCGAACAATATAAAACTGATATTAAAAAATGGGATTATGATGCTTTAACAGTCATTGCTAATGATTTAGATCTTTACCAATTCAAATATAAAAATGAAGAAGGTAATGAAAAAGGTTTAAACCATAGAGGTGTAATTATCGGTAGAGATTATAAAACGCCTGATGAATTTATTTATGGTGATGGCGTTAATATTTATGAAATGGTTACATGGGCACTTAGATCAATACAACAACTAAACGAAAAAACAAACACATTGGAGGAACAATTAAATGAACAATCAATTACAAGCTAATCCAAGTTATGTTATCGAGGAGTTAGTTACTCAAAACGCTAAACTTTCACAAGAAAATGCAATGTTAAGAGCAGTAATTAGAGAGCAATCAGAACAAGAAAATAATGAACAAACAAGTGCTGAAGGAGAGTAACCTTTAGCACTCTTTTTATACCAAATTTTAGGAGGAATTTATCATGGCAAATGAAATCGTAAAAAACACAGAAAGTTACATCTTAGTACAAGTGAATGAAAAAGGAGAAGAAGCTGTTTTAGATAATGACTTCAGAGGTCAATTCTATCCAACTAGTAACGTGAATATCGCAACTAAATTTGATGATTTAAATAAAGTTAAAGCACTTGCTAGTCGTTTGAATAGTTTAAACGAGTTAAACTATGAGTTCGGTATTATCTCTGAAAAAGTGACAGTCAAACCAGTAAAGCTAACAACTTTATTAGAGTACGTGGAAGAAACAACTGAAACTAACGCAGAATAGAGGTGCAAGAATGGAGGATAGTCAAGGACGCGATTATGAAACAAGAATAAAACGGTTAGAAGATAATGACGAAAAAATATTCGCATCTTTGGAACAAATAAAAGACGGACAACATAACCAAGAATTGATCAATCAAAAAATGAACTTTACCTTAGATAGTATTAATCGAGAACGAGAGATTGATAAAGAAAGCAAAAGAGAAAACCGTAAAAATATTAAAGAGATGAAACGTTTAATGTTAGGTACGGTTTTTTCATTAGTAGGTTCTATTATTTTCGCCGTTGTCAGAATGATATTCAGCATATAAGGAGATGATTAATATGTTTAAATTATTTGCAAAAGCTGATTTTTGGACTTGTTTCTGGTTTGGAAATTGTAAATAGAAATTATTTGAAGTCGGCACTTTTAGTGTCGGCTTTTTTAATACAAAAATAGGAGTGAGAAGATGGAAAAAGATAAGATTAAACAATATATTTCTCAATTCGGTGGGATGCTTGCACTTTTATATCTAGCATTACAAGCAAGTGGAATTGAAGTAGAGTTTTTAAATCCTGACCATGTGCAACCGTGGATAAACTTCTTAATGGTATTCATCCCGTCACTGATTGGTCTGTATGGTGTGTATAAAAACACATACATCTTACGTAAAAAATCACGAGAACAAGAAAAAGTTTTAAAAGATAATAACTTAAAATAGGAGTGATTAAATGTTAACTGCAATTGATTATTTAACACAAAAAGGTTGGAAAATTAGTTCTGATCCACGTAAATACGACAATTATCCTAATGATTATGGATTTAGAAACTATATTGAAAATGGTATTAACTATGACGAGTTCTGTGGTGGCTATCATAGAGCATTTGATTTATACAATAACTCTACTAACGATATTCCAGCAGTTACAAGTGGTACAGTTATCACTTCTGAAACACATGGCAATTTTGGTGGAACAATCGAAATTAGAGACGCTAACGGAAATGACTGGATTTATGGCCATTTACAAAGACAATCACTTAAATATAGTGAAGGTGACAAAGTTAATCAAGGCGACATTATCGGCTTACAAGGTTCAAGTAATTATTACGACAATCCAATGAATGCACATTTACATCTTCAATTACGTCCTAAAGGTACTAATTTAAAAGATGAAAAGGCAGAAGTGTGTAGTGGTATTCCTATTGAAAAATACGATATTTCAAAATTAAACCAAAAACTAGAAAAAGGGAGTAATGTTAAAATGAAAGATATTTATTCATCTCATATCAATGGTTCTAAAATCACTAATCGTAAAGCAAGTATTGCAGGAGTGGTGTAAGAAAATAATTCTTAAATATATGGTATAATACACCTATAATGATTATGGCAGGTGTATTATAGTATGGAAGAAATTTGGAAAGATATACCCGGTTACGAAAATTTTTATCAAGCGTCTAATTTAGGTAAAATACGTTCAAAAGACAGATATATTTATTTACCACAAAATAAGAGTGAAATACTAAAAAAAGGACGTATCTTAAAAACCAATAAAGTAGCATTCGATTATTTACAAGTAACATTATATAAAGATAAAAAGCGACGTTCTTTATATGTATCTAATCTAGTAATGTTAACTTTTGTTGGTCCAAAACCTAAAGGTTATGAGGTTAACCATAAAAACGAGAACAAAAATGATAATAGTCTAGAAAATTTAGAGTACATTACATCAAAAGAAAATAATAATTATGGAACAAGAAAATCTCGAATGATTTCAAAAAATACTAATGGTAAAAAATCAAAACCAGTAAAAGCAACTTCTTTAAAAACTGGTGAAGTTTTTTATTTTCCTTCTCAAGCCGAAGCTGAAAGAAAGGGTTATGGAAATCAAAGACACATTTCGTCTGTTTGCTTAGGAAAAAGAAAACAATGTAACGGGTATAAATGGGAATTTATTTAGCACTGCATATATCGTGAGGTATATGTACTTAAAACATAAATTGCTTTGAAAAACCTAAGAGCCTTCACACTACAATACAACCGAAAGGATTGTATGAGAGTTTAACAAGTTGAAGGATTGGTTAGTTTAGCAGCACTACCCCTAAGTCAATAGATATGGGGAATGTTCAACGACTACGGGATTGCCTCCCGGTAGGACTCAAGCGAGTTCGAAAGAAGAACTATCTCACGTAGATAGAAAGAAATAGTCTGCTCACGTCTTGTAATGAGAGTGCATGTGAATCGACACAGATTTATAGAGTAGCGTCTATAAGTAAACAAAAGGATACACAACGACTACGGAAGTATGACACCAAGTCAATATCTACCATGGTTATACGCAAGAGAACAAAACGGTACACATGTAAATGGTTTTGCTAGTGTATATGTTAATCGAAATGAGCGTTTATGGTATCATCCAACTAACTTTGTTGAATGGCACTGTGCTAACTTTTGGGCAAATAACAATTTAATTGGATTTGAAGTGTGTGAAAGTTATCCAGGACGTATTTCTGATAAGTTATTCTTAGAGAATGAAGAAGCAACTTTAAAAACTGCTGCCGAAGTAATGTTATCTTATAACTTGCCTATTAATAGAGATACAGTACACTTACACAATGAATATTCTCAAACATCATGTCCACATAGATCATGGGAAATTCACATTGGTAAAGGCCAACCTTACACAAGAAGAAATCAATTGAAGTTAATCGATTATTTCATCAGTCGTATTAAATTCTATGCTAATGGTGGCAAGTTAAACACTTCTAACGCTAAGGAAGTAACAAAAGAAAAAGTAGCAAAAGAAGTAAAAAAAGAGGTAACTAAACAAAACGTTATTCCAACTGGTTGGAAGAAAAATAAATATGGTACTTACTACAAAGCGCAAAAAGGATCATTCATTAATGGTAATCAACCTATTCAAGCACGTTACGTTGGTCCATTCAGATTGAGAAATAATGCAGCAGGAGATTTACCAGCCAACACTAAAATTGAATATGATGAATTAATGCTACAAGACAAGCATGTATGGGTAGGTTATGACAGTTTTGAAGGCGAAAGAATTTATTTACCAGTAGGAACATGGAACGGTAAAAAACCACCTAAAAACAAAATGAAACAAGTATGGGGAATTTTAAAATAA